ACACAAGTTTCACATCAGAACTTTTGACCTCTGGCACTTTTTTAAGCGCCCGATGGATTTCATCTGTAATAATATCTGCGAGAGGACAACCCATTTAAATGTTGATATAGCAATGTTTTTTGAGGTTTGGCAAGTTACAATAAAATAAATAAATATTTCACTTTTCATACCTTGTGTCTATTATACCAAATTTAGCTGTTTTTGTGTAGAATCTATGTGGGGTACCCAACAGGATTGAGGGGTAATGTTCGTGTTTTATCATTATTATATATTGTATTTTGTGAATGTCCAAATTATAACTTTTATGCACAAAAAAGAACTACTTTTCAGTAGTTCTAAAACCTAAATTTTAAAACCAATTCTAAGCTCTGCTATCAACTGCATATTTTTTAGTTATGAACTCTTCGTATTCATCTACAAATTTTTCTGGGTTTGAGATTGCTAACTTAGCCTCTGAGAATAAATTACATTCAATAACCTTTCTAATTGATATTACAGTTTTTGAATCAATTATGCGAAATCTCCCATCTCCTGCATCAAAGAAAAGTGATTCCTTATTCCCATTAAAAGAAATATCACCTATAAAAATGTAGTTTCTAACAGATTCTTGTATTAATAAATGAAACGGTATATCGTTTTCAATTAATATTTTGTAGTCGTCAGAAGTCTCGTTTATTATTTGTTCTAACTCTTCACCTTGTTTAATAAATAACTCATCAAACTTTTTTCTATACCTATTGATATTCTCTAGTTTTTCACTTGATATACTGCTTGTCATTTGCTTATCCACTCCTTATTTTTTATTTCAATTATATTCTATCTGTTAATAGAGTGAAAAGCAAAAGTATTCACAATGAAAACTGCACAAAAAAAAGACCAGAGATAAATTTATCTCTAGTCTTATTCTTACAAGTAATATATCTTCGCTACTTAGTTGACTAAAAAACAATTTTCTAGTGAAAATCAAGAATACCCAACTTTTCAGTTGAGTCTTATAACTTTACTAGATTATTGTTGTTTTTCATCTAAACCTTTTGTATATAATATAGCCTTCGCTTCTAAAATTTTAAAGTCACAACAAAAATTTACATAATATTTATCCTTATCAAATACAGACTTACGATAAACAGTTTCAGCTTTATTGTGAATTTTATCGTTTATAGCTTTCATAAAAATTATTTGTTTACTCATCATCTTATGCTTAGATATACTTAAATCCAATACTATAGGTAGCAATTCGCTGTTTGGTACAGGTATCATATTATTAAACAAAAGATAACCTAAAGGATTATTTAAGTTTCCTAATTCAAATAATCTAATGACAATCCTGTCTCTTTCTTTCATTCTTTTATCTTTAGTAGGATTCTTTTTTGAATAACTTGATAAAGGAACAAAATAATTAAAATTGTTTTTTACTAAAACAATCCCAACATATGTACTAGCATTATCTTTGTATTGATAATGAACTTTACTATCAAATTTACGCAAATATTGTACATACTCATCCTTAATAGTATAAAAGTGAAAAGAACTGTCCATATAATCTCCTTAAATAAAAAGGACTGCTCATTAAGAGCAGCCCCTATCAATTCCAACTATGGCTTGGATACTCCAATTTTATCAACTGCTGACTATGGCTCAGCTACTCCATTTTTATCAATTACCAACTGTGGCTTGGCTACTCCATCTATACTCATAGTATACTATAAGCTTAAAATCCAGTCAATAGTTTTGATCCGCTTTTGATCTGATTTCCCATTCTGCATCTTCAGCGTCTAATCTTCTACACTCTTCTTCATAAGCTATTTTAAACTCTTCTGATTCTTCAGATCGTTGTTTGATATATTCCTCGATTTGGCTCAATCTCAATCTTCCTTCTTCAGTCTATTTGAATGTTCCCCATGAGCTAGTGCGCTTACCATTTTTAGAGTTTCCTGTTGCCATGTATCTGCGTTTACCGCTTGAACTTACATAACTAATCCACACATAGCCACCATCATGTTTGAACATGTCATAATAGACTTTTTCGCCTTTATGATATGTAGCAACTACTTTACCGCTTGTAGATGCTTTGTCTCTGACATTAATAGTAGTATTAGGTGTGAAACTTGCTTTCTCTTTAATCCAATTAGTAGATTTAGCAGGTGCTGGCTTAGGTGTCTTAACATTCAACTTTTGATTAACAAGTTTTTGAATAGCACTAGCATCATACCCAGCCTTTTTTAGTTTAGCTGTTCTGTCTGTTCCACTACCCCATTTACCTGCGATTACTTCATTAACAATTGTGTTATTAGACTTTTTAGATGGTTGTGGTTTAGGCTTGCTTTGATTTTTTAATCTATAAACATACCAACCCATGCTATAAGGACATGTACTTGCTTCATTGTCTACATACACACCGTTTCTAGTGCTGCTTTTCCAAGTACAATGTATAATCTGTGTATTGCTTATAAAGATTACAATATGCCCAGCTGCTCCACCACTAGCACCTTTTTTACCAAAAATAACTATATCTCCTCTTTTAGCAGTCCATGATTTGTTTGTGGCAATGTTTTGAAAACCATTCTTTTCCAACCATGAGTGCATACTATCAGTGTTTAACACCCAACCTGCATTGCTTGCTCCACCGTTTCTTAAACCTTGATAGATAGTTCCAGAACAATCTCCAGTACCATCTGAGCCAGTCCTTGAACCAGTCATAGAGTATCTAATACCTCTGTTTTTTAAAGAGTACATGTAATTAATAGCCGTTTCCATATTTATTCCCATTTCATTCTCTCCCTCTTTAAAACAAAAAACACACAACTTTTACAGTCATGTGTTCTTATCAGTAATATTTAATTGTGCTTATTGTTCTTTGTTGTATTGCTTGTTGCTGTAACCAATCAAACCACCTAAAAATGCCCCTGTGGCAGTGATTATAGTTACTACAACTGTTGTTTGATCCCAGTTTAAACTAGCGCCTATTGCACCTACAAAAGTGGCTAAGCTAGGTACTAAATACACGACAATCCATTTTAATGTGTCATATGCTTTATTACTCAACATCATTATTTTCTCCCCTTTGATTGTTTGGTAAATCCTTGACTTTGTTGTAAATGGTTTCACCTGTGCCATTTCCGCCCAGTGCTTTGTACGACTTAAATAAGTAATCTAAATCATCTAAATCATCAAAGCTAATCCATCCATCATTTAAATATTCACTGCACATCTTGTATATTCGACTATGTAACATTGCTACCATGCCATCTTCAATATTTTTAAAACGGCTTTCAGTGTTGTCTGCTATCTTTTTTTTAGCTTCTGCTTTATCTTTCATAGCTTTAGTGATAACGCTCAATCCCTTCCAAAGGATCGTAAAAACTCCCATTCCAAAAATAGAAAGAATTACACTATTTACTTCTAATAATTTATTTAACATCTGCCTCTGATCACCGCCATCTCGCCACAAAATAAAAAGACCAGTTTTCACTGATCTCTTAAAACTTCTTACTTTATAAAATTTGAGTTTTACAACTCGTTTATAATCTCTTCAACCACTTCATACAAATTGAAAACTTTAGGAACATTGTCTAGTGTTCTCAATTCTCTTTTAATTAAGAACACATAACTCTTCACAATTGCACTATCTTTTGTAAAAGTCATTCTTGTCCCCCTCTTAACAATTCGCTGATCATTGTCATCATTTCTGCTTGTCCTTCTGCTACTTGAACACGCAATTCCTCCAACTTCTCCACATTAAACGGCTCAGGAAACAAATCTTTCTTAATCTCCCCCAACACATACGCTTGTTTTTCTTCCCCATTCAATTTCTTCCAAGTCGCTTGCTCAACTTCCAAGTAACCAGTCATCGATTTTAGTCTAAATAATGCATCGCAACTAAAAGTAATCAATGTCATTGGTGCTTGTCCTTCAAAAAATGTATCATTTTCTGATTGAATCTTAATCATTTATTTTCACTCCTCTTACTCTACTGGCCAACACAAACTAATATTCAGCCATGAGCCTTTTTTTAAAGTTGAATAGCTACCACCATTTTGATACCTACTAATCTGACAATCTCCACTACTATTAACTTCTTGGTAAAAAGTATTTGTACCAGTTCCTTGCCCATAATTGGGTGATTTATGTGGCGGTCTATGTTGTGAAGGCACATTGGCAAAAACTATGTTATCTGTACCACCTGACCAATCTCTATCATTTTTCATAGTTCCATAAAGATAACATGTTTTGTTTTCTCTTCTAAACCATAACCTTTGACCCGATGAGTAGTCCCCAAAGCCATTTCTGAACCAACTGCCAGGCATACCCTGTGGGGCAACATCATTCACATCAGTAGCAACCTTACACCACTTAGTCCACCTTTCTGTCTCTCTCCAGTGTCTAACATAAGTGTTACTGGTGTAGCTACAAATAAGTGTTTGACTAAATCTATAGGCACCTAAGTTACTGTTTAAGATAACTCCATACCCTTCAGGCACCCCACTAAGTGTATTCCCTTCAGTAAGGCTAATCCCACTAAGATAGGCACTTGCCCCCGCATTTCCATCAGTAACATTAGACTGTGGATAAAGGCTTCCATAAACCTTTCCACTCAAATAGATGTCTCCACCTACATCCAAAGCACCTTGTTCATGAATCTTTCCTATGCCAATACCAATGTTCCTTCGAACTGTTAAGATTTTCTTAATAGTTCCTATGCTAGTCAATCTTTGCGTGTTACCTAACTTGTCCGTCAAGTTAACTCTTATATCATAAGACTTGGCAACATCATAAGATCCAGATATATTAGCTGTGACATCAAAACTTGTTCCAGTCTTATAATTATATCTATTTGTCCATGAGTTCCTTCCTTTATCAGAAGTATCAACCCACAAATTATAACTATTCTTTCCGTTCAGGCTCGATATAGAACCTTTTGCTTTAATTTGTAGTGTTGTTCCTGCGCTAAGTCTTGCGATACTGAAACTATTTAGTTGTGGAGCAGAGTAAGCATAAATGGTAACACTAACATTTTTCCATGCGCTCCATCTACCTCTAGAGTCTTTAATTCTCGTGCTTAGTGTTTTTGTACCAGTTACATTGGTTATTCCAGAGAAATATTGCCATGTCGAGGAAGATGTGGTAACCGTTGAACCATTAGGTGAAACGAACTGTCTTTGGGTTGTACTTGACCCATAAACACCATTACCACCGTTATTATCAATTCTGATGTCAGACACACCTTGAATAAATTGATTACTAGCATTCATTAGGTTTCTTGAAATGTCATTTCTATCGTAAGCTGTGATTGAGTCCACAGTAGGAATTACAGAGCTAGGGACATTACCAGTAATGTAATATGTCTTTGTCCCTATCTTTTTGTCACCACTATAGGTATCAAGCCAGATTGTCGCTTTCTTGCTTGTAGAATTAGGAATATTATTCATATAGGAGTTAGGCAAAGTCCAAGTGAAACTTGTACCACTTCTCTTACTCATCATATTCTTTGAGCCAGCACCCCAGTTCCCGTTAATAATATGTTGGAATCTTGAACTCGCTCTTGAAATACTAAAAGTAACCCTATCTCCGTAATTCATACTTGATTTGCTGATTGACATACTAGATGCTCTAGGTATAGTAGGAAGGCCATAGGTGCCAGAAACACTACCTGTATTAATAGGGTAAGGAGCTTTAGTTAAACTAAAGTTATATCTAATACTTTTTTTCCCATCTGAATTATGGCCAACCCACAATCCGCCTCTTGCTAATGTATGAGAAGTCTGTTTGTAAACATTGATTAAACATGCTTTGTTGTTAACTACTTTTGAACCATTAATTGTACAGTTAATGTACGATGTTGGGTTTTCGTACCAGTTATATCCAGCAACACGATATGCATAGACTTCCCAATTAACATATGTTCTATTGTTATTAATATCATAATTACCATGTTTAATCCTAATACCTATACCAATATTTGACATTCCTCTGGTATAAGTTGACCATGAATTTAAACCCATTAATTATCACCCATCCATTCTAATGACAAAACATCTGGTTGATCTGGGCTAAGCTGTGTCCAAATATGTTCAGACACCTGTAAGCTACTTACAAATACCCCTTTGTCAATATATAGTAATTGGTCTGTGATATACATTACTTCAGACCCACCTTGTATCATAGATATTTTATCGTTCGTAATTGAAAGTTTTGTTGTGCTATCTGATTGCCCAATATCAATTCTTCCATCTATAAATTGAATATATTTTCTAATCACATCAAATTGCTCTGATGTATTTCCGTCTAGGTCATTTAGTTGGCCAGTTAAATCCTTAAATGAAAATGTAAAATCTTCCGATGTTTGTTTTAAAGCCGTTGATGTTTGTTCAACAAAGTCTCCGTAATCAGAAGATGTAATATAAGACTCTGATACCGTTGATAATATTTCACTAGATGTTTGTTCAATTGAGCTTGTTAGCTCTTCTCTAACATTATTGATATTATTGTTTAAAGAATCTTTTGCATCTTCAATTTGATTAAACGCATCTTCAGAAGCGGCCACCCATGGTGTGGCTTTATTCCCTGCTCCCACATACCACTCACATAAATCTAAGTAAAAATCATTCAATCTAATGCCCTGAGTGAGCAATTGGTGTGGACTGAATCTTAATAAATCTACACTTTTACCAAGATTAGGGTAGTAGAGTGTGAACTGTTGCCAATCTTTTGTGACATGAATTGACTCAGGTTTGAGTAAAAGTCTCTCTTGGTCTGAGTACACTACCCATTGCATCATACTAAAGTCTACTTCTTGACTTGCTCTAGCCTTGAAATGAACCGCTATAGAGCCTTTGTTGACTATTGAGTCTGTTAGATAACCTTCTCCTATTGTGTTTGCTAGAGCCATTTGAGTGTGGTCTAGGGCGTATTCTGATGAGTTAGGGTAATATGGGGTGGCTTGTGAGCCTTCTTCTACTTTTACCTCACCAAAGAGTAGCCAAGCCTCTTTTCCATCAGTGCTACCATTATTATCAAATCTGATAATACAAGATGTGTCTGTGGAGTTGGTTTTAAATGTTACAGAGTATCTATCAGCTGTACCTGTGGTTAGCCTTTTGTTAGATATGACTGCTCTTGCATTATCAAAATCAGCTGTTGACCCACTAGCTCTACTTAGCCACTGAATATCCATGCTAGATACATTACCACCAGCTAAGCCCATGAATGACACTGTGTAAGTTGTATTTGGCTTTATGTCAAACCTTGTTGTGTTATCAGAGGTTAATTCTGCTGTATTAGTAGTTCTGATTAAGAAGCACTCTTTTTGACCGCCATAATAGTTAGAGTGCTTAGTGGTAACTATGCTAGTCCCTGCCCTTGACCAACCATTTATAGCCCCTGATATGCTTTCAGGGTCAGAGTTTTGTAGCAAGTTCTCACCAACACCCTCTGGTATCCAACCGCTGTAAACATCTCCACTAAAGCCATCTGAGTCCCTTTGTGCTCTTATAAAGTTTCTTGTTCCTTCTATTTGAGGTGAGAGAAAAATAGGGTTTTGGGATGGGGTGAAGTCCTCTGGGGCGGGAGAGTAAACAGGGTTGTCTATTATGCCCTCTTCAACTTTAATGTTTCTTAGATAAATCTCTGAGCCTGAAACTTCATTAGTTAAATAGAAAATTAAAGCCCCAGTAGTAGCACTGTGAGTACCTTGTATGACAAACTTTTTCCATGTGCTACTTAAAGAGCCATTGTCACCTTTTGTTATATCGGCATTTTCCATGAAAACGGCTCTCATACTACCTTTTCCCTTAGCCACAAAGCTAACAGTAAACTTATCTCCAACTTTAGGTATAACTAAAAAGTTACTTTTGCGTATATACCAACCAAGGTCATATACATTGTCAGTATTTTTCCAGTATTGGCATCTATATCCATCTTCTGTGACAAAAACTGAGTTAGGATTACCTACACTACCCCGTGGTGGTACTTTATCATCTATGAAAGATGTATTTGGAATTAGGTTCCGCCCACTTGACTCATTCACATAAGGAGTTGCGGTTGAGTTTACCTCTAACTTGTCACACTTAGCTTGAAAATTAAAACTACTTGATGTTGGGTTCTCATATCTTGTATAACAAGCTTCTACAGAATAATCCCAACCACTTGGAATTGTCCATGTTACCGTTGACCAACCCTCTGTACCAGCCGCAATAGCATTACCAAATTGGCTTTGCCTTGGTTCAAATTCAGAGGTGCTCCTTAATTGAATCCTTGCTTGGACACCACTTGTAGCATTGCTTGGAACAACTAAGTAAACACTATAGGTTAAAGTATCTCCTGCTTTAATACCTAATGGGGATAGGTTAATTCTGGATTTTCCAAAGTAGTAACTAGGCATAGTGTAAGTCTTTAACTCACTACTTGTACCCAACAATAGATTCCCACCATTATCCCATCCATAAACATTACTTCCTGTGATAGGGCTTGTAGAGTCTTCAGAGAGAAGGGTTTGGGAGTTTAGGAGGAGGTTTCTGGTTGAAGGAGTAAGGGAAATGATTTTTTCGTTGGTTTCTGAAACGGTTTGTTTGAAGCCATCGACGGTTTGAGAGAGTTGAGAGAGTTTTTGGGTTTGGGTGTCTAGTGATACACCTAAATCATCAACATCTTGTTGTGCTTTGTCGGCATCTTGCTGAACGCTATTTACTGTAGTTTTTGTTGCATAAGTATTAGCAACAGTAGTTTTAAATCCGCTTAAATCTTGTTCTGCACTACTAACTTTAGAATCAACTTCACCTAGCGCATTTTTAGTAGCATACTTTTCTGATACTGTTTGTTTAAAGCCAGATAAATCTTGTGTCGCTTGTGTAATCTTATCTGTTTGTGTTTCTAAAGCATCTTTTGTTGCATAAGTGCTTTGAACAGTAGACTTAAAGCCATCAACATTTTGTTCTAACTGTGTGATTTTACCTGTTGTGCCTTCGACATCATCTTTTAAGTTAGCTACCGTTTGCTTAAAACCTGTTGAGTCTTGTTTGAGTTGAGTAATGTCTTGACCATTGTCGTTAACTTTAGTCACTAAAGATGTAATTGAGTTGCCTTGCTCGTCAACTGTATGTGATACTGTATCAACATCTGTTTTTAACTGAGTAACTTCTTTATAGCGTTCATTAGCTTCTTCAGTAGCTTGTTCAACATTTTCACTAAGTTGTTTAGCATCTTCTTTAATTTGTTCAACATCAATTGCTATTTTGTCGCCATCAATTTTAGAAAACGCATGAACTTCGCTAGGTTGTGTCGGAACAATTTTAACCCAATTTTCAGTCTCTGGATCATAAATTCGAGGTATATCAACACCAGTTCCTTCACTGTTAGATGTATCAATCCAAATGACATTAATCGTTTTTTCTGGCGCTGTTGCTTGTGCTAAGTACTCAGCTTTTAGATCTACATCTTTTTGCATATTAGCAACTTTATCTTTAAGTGTATTAGCTAAGTCTTGTAAGTCGCTACTAATTCGACCCTCTTGAATCAGATAATCTCCCAATGTTGCTTCAGCATTTTCAATTGCATAGTCATATTTAAGTTCTAATACCCTTGCAGATAAATACAATGTGCGTTGTTCATCTACAAGTTTAATAGTGTCACCAATTTTAACTAAAGCTGGGAAGTGAACAATTTCAACTTTGTAGTTAACAGCTGGCTCACAACGCTTTTTCAAATCAGACAATGCACTCTTTAATATTTGTGCTTGTGACTTGCTTTCATATTTAACATAGCGTTGTATATGATGGTGTAGAGGGTTAGGGTTTTCGTTGGATAATAAACGAGACCATAATTGCACTGATTGTGTATCTCGTAAAATACCGTCGGCGTTAAGTGTGAATCGTCCATCTGAATCAGTCCACTTATAACCTCTTAATGTGACATTCTTTTTAGTCTTTTCATCTTCTCCACCGATTGCTTTGATAGATGTACATAAATCATAAATGTCAGTTGTTGTTACAATCTTTTCAATTTCTTTATTGACATAAAGCGTGACATTGTCATCTGTACCTCTTTTGCGATAGATATTAATATATCTGTGAACAACATCTAAACCATTGACATCAAAAGAGAAGTCTAATTCAACATCAAAGCCTTTGGCAACTGATAAGATTCTTCCTAATGCAGTATCATCACTTTCCCAACCTGTCAATTTTCTGCTTAGGTTTGAAGCTTCATTTCTACCAATTTCCCAACCGCTATCCCAAGTGTATTTGTTAATATATTCAGCGATAGTATATTGCTTATCTGGCTTATCTTCAGCAACTACTTCATTAATTAAGTCGATACCTGCATCATGACCTGCAATGTCAATTGTGCAACCAACTGGATCAATCTCTTGCGATTCGATTGTGATAAATACTGATTGATTTTGTCTATCTTTATATAGAATATAATTACCAACTTTAGACATTTCATCAGCTTTGTTCCAGTTTTCAATTGTTCTTTTATTTTCATCAATCGTTATTGTTCCTGTGAATGATCTTGCTGCTTCTTCGATAGATTGAACATCTTGAACATCTTCAAAATAAATTGGAGTATCGTTAGTTGTTGCTATAACGCTAATCAGATTAAACTTGCGATCTGTTAAGTAAAAATTAGTCATGTTTAACTCCTTTCAAAAAAAATACATATAAAAAAGAGAGGCAAAAACCTCTCCCAAAACAATCATAAAATTATGTCCAATGTTCTTCATATTCGACTGAAACAGAAGGTATTTCCGCCCAATCAGATTGAACAATTTGATACTGTGTCTTACCTGGCTTCATTGCAAAAGTTTCCCATTCGTTGTCAATCGAGTGATAGCGACTATCTAAAGCTTCTACATCGTTTAGATACAACTTGCGTTCTTTCGTATCAATCGTTAACTCATCACCATCTTGATAGATGTTCTTAATGTCGTTCCAATATGGTGTATTAATCCATGTAAATTTTGCATCTGTGAAGCGCATTCGAACTGCATCAGACTTCTGATAACGCATCATGTAAGCAAAGACATTCGTAATAGCAAAGTCTTTATAATCATCACTTGTAAATGTCTTAGTGAAGATAACGCCTTTTTTAAGATTAACACCATTCTTTAAACTATCAATTTGTCCTAATTGCCATGTTATTGAGGCGCCTTTACGGATAATTTTAAGTTCAAAAAATGACCCATCAAACTTCTTCAAATCTAAATCATATGAGCGTTCGCCTATAATATCAAAGATATGACATTCCACAATAAGTTGTCGTTTAGTCGTTGACGAGTCACGCATAACAAACCCAAAGCCATGTTTGTTATCAGAGTTTAAAGCAAACTCTACTCGACCCCTTTGCTTATTGGATGTCTTATTCCAAAAACTGAAACGATGCGTAAACTCAAAGTCTCCTGTTCTCACACCGTTTGTATTAGTCCCAATCGGTACTTTATAAGAGGGGCCATTCCACCGTTTGACAGCTGAGTCGCTAAAGACTGGGGCTGCGGTCTCTGGCTCATCATAGTTAAAGCTACCTGTTTGTACATTGGGGTCTCCACCTGCATAAGTTGGATAAGTGGTAATGCCTTGATTCGGAACTGCGTTAGGTGGCAAAGTATTATAATAACTTGCATACAATACTCTGTTTGACCTCACCGCATCATTTCCGTCTAGTTCTTCTGGATTACCAAATTGTAAGACTCCGCCTTCGGAATTAACAACAGTAAACACACCATTCTCACCGTTCATTTTCGCACGGATAATAGGATAAGTTGTTGTTGTACCTTTGTTATCTGCTTCAATTAGCGTTTGATCTTCAAAGTTAGCTATAGTCTTAGTTTTAATTGATCTAGCAATGCCATCTTCAATCAGCCATTCGATTTCTCCGCTCGCACGCTCTTCAGATTCATCTAAATCAATTTTTGTAGGTGTAGCAAGATAATATTTATCTGGCTCATCACTAAAGATCAGTTGTTTAGGTTCGTCAACATTTAATAGATATGCTAATGTTCTACGCTTTTTACTATTGAAGTTGTAAATGATAAAAGGCATTGTAATAACTTTATCCGCATCAAGATGTCCAACGCCTCTTTTAAAGCCACTGATAACACTTAAAACAGAAGTAAGATCATAGCCATCAAACAAAACTTGTAATTTTTTCATTATGCTAATCCCCTACCTCTATTTTTTTGAAATTCGTTTTTGTCATTTTCTTTTTTGATGTCTGATGCTAATTCTTTAGCGACTATCTTTTTATTCATGACAATTGTTGTATCTTTATCTTTAATCTCTTTTAATATTTTAATCATCTCTAAAAATGCTACATTTTGTGTTTCGTTTTCAGCTTTAACTGCTGCTTGAACATAAGCCATCAAATCAGATAGTGGTGCTACTGCTTCTTTACCAGCTTCACCACCAACCATTAATGAGTTTCCGTTTTGACCGAATACAGTCGGTTTAGTTAAAATACCACCTTTTGCATACCAGTCAACGCTTATTGACGGAACACCCTCATCGAGCCATTTTAGTGGGTTCATCGAACCACTAATGCTAAAGTGTGGCATTTCCATATGAGGCCAGCTAAAGTTAAAATCAAATAAACCTTTGATGGTGTCAATTGCCGTTCTTACAATATCTTTAGCTTTGTTGATTGGCTTTTCAATTGCATCTCTAACTGAGTTCCATACTCTTGAGGTGGTAGATTTAATATCCTCCCAAACCCCAGATATTTTTGTTTTAATGCTATTCACAACTTCTGCAACTTTGTTCTTAGCATTCGTAATTGCATCTGAAATAGATGTTTTTATATTGTTCCAAATCGTTGAAGCAGTTGTAGATATACTATTCCAGATACCACTGATATAGTTCTTAGCAGAGTCCCAAAGACCTTGTATAGTTGTGATACAACTTGTGACAAAATTAGAAATTGCTAAAGTTATAGCACTCCAAATTTCGCCTGCCTTTGTAGAAATACTATCCCACAATTGACTTAGCCAATCTTTGAAGATTTGCCACTTTTCAGATAGCCAATCGGTTATTGCCCCCCAATTCATTATCGCAATGACGATTAATGAAATAACAGCTATAACGGCAACTATTATTGCAATCATAGGTAGTAATGCTATATTTAACGCTGTCTGTGCTAACGCAAAAGCTGCTATTATAGGTATTAATGCTAGAACTAATGCTGTGACAATAACTATAACAGTCATTATTTGTTTAACAACTGGGTCTAAATTAGTAAACCAATCAACTAAACTTTGAATGAATGGTATTAAAGCCTGTATAGCTTCAGAAAACATGTTCAGTGCTTCATCGCCTATTGCTGCCATGAATTGATCTATTGTACTTTTTAGATTGCCCATGACATTTTCATATCCATCTGATTCTCTTGCTGCTTGACCAGTAACTTCTGCTTTTTGTTGCATATCACTAATATAGTTTGTTCTTAAACTTTGCTTTTCAGCCTCAGTCATTTTTTCATATTCTTTACCAGATTTATTAGCGGCTTTACCAGCGTTGTCTAACGCATATTGACTTAATCCGTTTGCACTTGCAAAAATACCTACGCCCTCAGCTGCGGATAAGTTACCTTTAATAAAAGACTGAATTGATCCTTGTGCATCTTCTAGTGATGTATCATAGAATGCTGCCGCATCAGCACTAGATGTTAATGCTTGTTCTGCTAAACTCATAGCTTCTTCTTGTGACACACCCAAAGACATCAATTGTGAGCTAATGGCCGCATAACCAGGTTTTAAACGCTCTGGGAGTATGCCCATCTTGTCGCCCATGGTGTCAACGCTTTTAGTAGCTGCATCTTCTAAGTCCCCAAACACCTGCGTAAACTGTGCGTTATTTGCTCGAACTGTTGCAGCTGCTTCGATTGATTTACCACCAATTTCGAATATCTTATCTGATATCGCCCCAGCTTTATCAGCCAATTGATTAAAGGCATCACTTTGCGCTATTTGAACAAGTTGATTGACCTTTTCTTTCGAATCTAACGATTGATCGCCTAGCTCTTCGATTTCTTGTTTAACAACATCAATAGAATCTCCGTCATCAATTTTGTCTAATGCGTTTTTGAGTTGATTAATATCGCCGTCTTGACCAATAGCAGAACGACCAATCTTGTTAATTGCTTGTTCTAACTGATCACTTGATGCAGTACCATCTTTAATTGCATTAGTTAAACGAGTTCCTAAAATATCACTAAAATCATCAATACTTGTACCAGTCGCATCAAATAATGTTTGTAATCGTTGTGTATTTTTATCAAATCTATCTTGTTCAGTTTGTGTTTTATTTAACTGACTTTGATATGAACGCAAAGATCCTTCTGTTTCGGCTATTTCCCTTTCAAATGCTCTATACTGACCTTCATCAATCTCACCTTTTGCAAATTGAGAAGCTACTTGTGATTGAGCATCTTTTAACGCATTTAATTTTGTTTTAGTATTCTCAATTGCTTCTGATAATATTTTTTGTTTCTGAGCTGCTAAATCTTGATTTTTTGGATCAAATTTAAGTAATTTATTAACATCTTTTAACTCTCTATTTAAATTGACAGAAACATCATTTACACTTTTCAAAGCTTTTTGAAGGCCTTGTGTTTTACCTTCGATTTCAATAGTAATACCCTTAATTCTTCCTGCCATGTGTTCACTCTCCTTTCGTTAAAAATAAAGAGCCACAGAAACGCATTCTGAGACTCTTAAATGTATAGTTATTCAGTTTTGTTATTTATCTTTTGCGAGAATGCTCATGAGAGTAATTAGAAAGCATTAAAATCGGCTTGATTTGCTTTTCTAGCTTGCGATTGCTTTTCAATTGGCTTACCGTTTTCATCGACTGCGTTGTTATCTATCCACTCTTGTATATGATCTAAACATTGACCGATATTCATATCTTCGATTTCTTCATAGGTTAAACCGCATTGACGACAGATATAATAGAATGATTCTTCTGTAAACTGCTCATCACTACCGCTTACATCGTTTACTTTTTTTTTGATTGTATTGAGCTTTCTAACAATTCAGTAATTTGAGGAAATACATCGGCCAGTGGCATAGCTTCAAACTCATCAAGCCACTCGTCTGGCTCAGGTATTGTCTTATCTGCTGTCTTAGCTAATACCCAAACAAAATTGTACATCGGTTCAAAGTCTAAATGATCTAAATCTTCAAATGAAACAGTGTTTAAATCGAATTGTCCGTCATTCTCAGCTGTTTGATTAAAAACTTTAGCAAGCTTCATTAACTCAGCAAAGTAGTCTTTTCTAAATTGCGCTTTATACCGCCTAGGCGTACCAGCAGTTGATTTTAATTTCACTGGCTTATCATCAATATAGATTGTTTTTTCCATGTTTATTCATTCCTTTTGATTGTTTTGTCATATAATAAAAGAGTGACATAAGCCACTCTTAAAAAACCTAAAAATTACCCTTCTGCAGGTGTTTGACCTTTAACATAGACTTGTGTGAACCAGTCTAAATATTTAGCAGATTGTTCAGTAGTCGTTTGTGTCTTAACTAGTTTGCTTTCGCCCAAATCCAATTGTTTGGCTTTGAAAGTCATTTCAACACCTTCAATATCCTTACCAGTTTTTGAACCTAACTTAGCACGAGATGGAATACAATAGTAAACTAGATGTCTAGTTTTATTAACATCACCATCAAATTGGAACAGTAAAGCAAACGGTGACATCTTAGCGTCCGCAATCTCTGTAATTGTTCCGTCGGTATCGTCATCTAACTCACCCAAAATGTCTGCTCTGAACGCATACGATAAGTTAGCAAGTGTTAATGTTCCGCTATACCCTTGATTTTCGCTTTCAGCAAAGAATGACGCATCATCATCTGCTGAGAACTGAATATCATTTGATTCTGGTTCAAGCGACAATTCAACTGCGCCTTTCATCGCAACGGGCGTTGCATAAACTGGTGCGCCTGTTTCGTCAAACGATAGTTTTGCGTAATGCGCATTTTTAAGACCGTAAACGACTTTATTTTCTTTATTAGCCATTATTTTTTCTCCTTCAAATTGTAATTTCATATGCTTTTTCAAACATATTTTCTGTATCTAAATATGCTTCATAGCTGTCATATTCAAACCCATTGTCATCAAATATTGTTTCTAATTTCTCTTCTAACTCAAAATCTTTCTCGTCTGTATACAGCTCAACTGTCACATTTTTCACTGGATAATAGTTAAAATTATCAGCTTTGATTGTGCCGCCATTGTCTTCTTCATAAAATAAAATATAAGGAAGGTGAGGTGCTTGGCCCTCTTTAAAAGCTCTGTATTGAACTGTTAAATCAGTTTGCTCTAGTAATTTTCTAAAATCTATTAGCTTCACTTCTGCACCCTCCTCTTTATATTTTCTTCTAAGTCTTGAATAACTTTTTGTTCAACTGGCGCAATATGTGGCATAGCTTTTGTTCTACCACCGTTGCGCTTAGCATGACCTTTTTCTAACAAGTGTGTTAGTCCAGCTTTCGTGTTATGCACAGAATAACCATCTTTAACTTTAGTCTTGCGCCAGCTTCGAGCATACTTTCCACCATTGCGTTTGCGCTTCGGACTGTTTGCTTTAAGTTCGCTAACGGCTTCATTAGCTACATTCTCAATTTCATCTTCAACTATTTCTTCGACTTCTTCGCTATAATCTTCAAGCGCTTCTAAGATTTGTTTCGCTAAATCATCCATCATTTATTGCCCACTTTTTGTTTAAGAGTTAACTCTAGATTCTCGTTGTCAACTTTATATTGTTTGATAACTGAATATTGTTCACCCTCAATTTTTAAGATTTTTTCATTCGCATATTCGAACGGATGAATCACGATTAAGCGACTTATTTCAATATTAGCTTGACCTGCAAAGTAGTATTCTGATCGAGAAATAGGTAATTCTTTTGCAAATATTTCTATTTCTTTATAAAGCGGAACTTTATCGCCAACTTTATTTTCTGTGAAGCCGTCTTGATGTAGTAAAGTGACTTCTAAATCAAACATTTGAACCACCAAATTTCACAATTAAGTTACGCAATCTGTATTCGAGATTGCGAGGCAATACACCGCCACCACGATTTTCATAACGGAATACAGACAAATCACATACAAACATGACATGTGCAGAATTAGTAGCATCTAGTGCAATACCTTTTTCTTGTTCTAATTCATCAATCACAGATTTAATTGTATGAGTTAACAGTTCATCACGAACGGTTGTTTTATATCCTAAAGTAGCTTTGACTAGCGCTAAAATGTCTTCAACTTTCATCTTCAACCACCTCAATTAAAGGTTTATTTCTAAGATTTTCATCAGATAATAATTCTTCAATTCTAGCTTTTTTGGCTCTGCCTTTAAAAGGATATTTATCGTTTTTGTAATAGATATGTTTTGTTTCTTTATCTGTAAAATCTACTAATACTTTATACTTCAAAGTTCATGACTCCCTTCATAAAAAATAAAGAAGGGAAATTAATCCCTTCTACTGACTACGCTTCAGCTGGTGTATCTGTAATTGTTACTAATGCAAATGCATTATTTTTCATTGGTTTGCCATCAAAGTAGCCAACGCCTCTGAATACAGTGTTGTCAGATGTGAATTGAACATCAGTAGACGATTCAACACGGATAGCAGACCGTTGAGATAACAAGTATTGTTTCAAATCAGCAAAGACTACGGTGTTATCGTCAGCATATGCAGACAATACAACTCTAAATGGCAATGCGTAAGAACCTGTTAAGACTCCGTTAGCAGCAACTGCTAAGGTTTGAGGAACGATTTTAGAGTAGTATGTCTTGCGATTCATGACTGCTACCACTTCTCCGCCTGTGCCGTCAGTGTCAACCAAGCCAAGTTGGGCAATCAAATCTGCTACATTTCCATCAGATTCAACTTTATTTTCTTCAGGAATTGAAGGAACAATCCCAATCGGTTGTTTCTTAGCAAGTCCTTCACCTTTTAAAATTGCTTTGTCTAATGCTTTAGCAATTGATTTAGCTAAACGATCTTCAACATGAGCAGCTAAGTTAATGAGAGAGTTTTCGATAATGATGTTTGGAACTGGCAAGTATCCACCTAAACCAAAGCCGTCTACTTCGATACCTTTGAACTCATCTTCTAATTCTGCCAGTGCTTTTTTACCTAGCTCAAACCAAACAGCCTCTGGAATGTCACCAGCGATTACTGCACGGCCAGTACCACCGATTTGTTCTACAGTAACTTCTGCAAGTAAAGTTGAGTAGTCACCTAATTTTGATTCGATTCGGTCAACTACGATTTGTGGAACTACCTTTTCATCGCCAGTCAATGAGCGTTTTTCAGTCATTGCATTAGCAATATTTTGATAGAATGAACGAACTTCATCAACTTGTAATGATTCACGAATAGACATTACACCTGTATCACGAGTATTAATTTTTTTAGCCATTTGTCTTTCTTCTCCTTTTTCTTCATCTTCTTCAGTTTTTGCCTTCGGTTGATCTTCTTCGATGTCTGCTAATTCTGCTTCTAACTCAGCTTTTTCTTTTTCTAGATCAGCAATAGCTTTAGCATTTTCATCTAATTTCTTTTCTAATTCGTCAGCTGAATCTTCCACGACTTTCATATCTTCATCAGTTTCAGCTTCGTCGACTGCTTTAGCTACTTCTTTTTCTTCGTCTTTTAGCTTGTCTTCATCTGCTCGTAAAGCTTCAATTTTGCTTGAGCGCTCAGAAATTTTCTTAGCTAAAATTAATTTTCTTAATGCCATTTTTGTATTCTCTCCTTCAATTTTGCTTTTCGTTGTTCTAGTTGTCTTTGTTCGATTTGTTTAACTTGTTGTGAACGAGCGCTTACTGCCGTATCTTCGTAAGCGGGAAATGTTACAACTGATACTTCAAATAATTTAATTTTTCGTATTGTCCATTTCATACCATCTTCACGCTGTTCATAGTCTTCTTCTAAAATGTCAAAGCCAAAAGAACATTGGTCAATGTCTCCTCTTTTAACACGCTCGTATAAATTAACTGCATCTGTATCGTTTTGATTAATAGAGATTTCTCCGTACAAACCTTTGTCATCAACTGATAATTCTAATGTGCTAGATTTTGTTCGACCTAAAACCTTAGCGGTGTCATGGTCTGCTAACGCACGAACATCAGACAAATCAACATCTACTAATGCTTCTGGAGCTACTTCTTCAAACATACCTTCGCCAAGTTTCGTTTCAGAATTAAAGACAATAAAATAACCACTGATTTTGTATTCATCACTGGCTTCATCTCTTGTATTCAATTTCCCAATTGATCGAAATTGGTGGGTGAGTCTTTCATTTTGCATTTACTCACCACCTTTCAAATCTTCATTTTCATCTTGTACTAGCTTTTTCTGCTTACTTACATCAGCTTGTTGTATGAAGTTTTCTAAAACTAGCAAATCATCCATTTCATCGTCAGGCGGTAATGATAGCCAATTTCTTAACTCATTTCTTCGCATAGCGTTAACTTTGACTAATGCTGTACCGCTATTAACTAAGTCAGTCAGTGAATAGTTATATAAGCTTCTAGCGTTAAAGTTGAAATACATGTCATCTTCAACGATTAAATTATTGAGTGTTTGTTGAATGACTTGTGCAATGCTCATAATTTTTGTATTAATGAAATTGTTCCATTCGTCTTTTGTATAAGTTCCAACACCCAAAACAAAAGGTGGAATACCTAAAATGGTTGCTACCGTTTGTTTATCAATTTTAACTGCATCGTTCAATGCTAAATCAGTTAATGTCAGAGGCTTAATTTGTTCTAGTCTTAACATGCCATCTGGAAGCATTAAAGGCGCATTCGGGTTTGAACGCTTCATATATTTATCTTCTAGTTTTTGTCGTGATTCTTCGTCTAAATCTGAATCGCTATCAACATAGATTGCTAGAGAAGGCTTATAATTTGATGACATAAACGAGCGCTTAGTTTTTGATGCTTGTTTTAAATTATGCGTAACATCAGACAAACTAACCCTGTAGCCTGTGCCTAAAAATGGCCGATTTTCATCTGGATTAATTGCAAAATGCAAAACATCTGATGGTTGGTATTGCCTACCTTCATAATCAATCACATAGTTAAAATCTTGATTCACATCGTAAATAAATCTAACTTTAGATGATGCTAGTGGTCTTAGTTCAACTACTTTCCCATTTCGTGAAATTGGTAATACAACTGCGTTGCCATCGCCAATCAGTAGAGTTTTGACTATCCAAAACACGAAATTCTTTCGTGATTGATAGCCGTTTGGCTTGATATCTACTAGCTTAGATAAATCATTTTTGACTCTTACATCGCCTTTTTCAGAGTTCTGCATCAGTTGAATTGTCATATTGCTCACTAGATCAGCAATCTGATTAACTGCGGTTTGGACTTCTGGATTGTCTGCAAGTCTTGTATAACCGCTCACCAACAAATCTTCTGCATCTTTGGTTAAAAAATAGCCAACTTTGGATTGTTGACTTTCTTCTGTATTTCTCTTATTAAAATTAAAAATTCCCATTAATTTTTTGTTCACCGCCTTTTTAGCCTGCGTTATTTATAGCTGACTTGTTTTTAGCTTTCTTTTCGCTACCTTCCAGACTTGCACAACATGCAAAGACTGAAGCATCAAATAAGTCAATTCGTTGATTCGGTAGCACTTTTTCAAATTGAATCATGTCATCAGTTTTCTCTATTGCCTTGACATTGCTGATACAATATTCGTAAGCTCTTGAATGTAAATAATAGAACTCAGCCAATTTAGTTTTTTGTTCTATGTGTCTAAATCCTTCACTTTTGCGATAAAAATATTGTGGAGCATCAGCCATTTTAAATTTAGCTTGCTTCATTTTTAAAAAGAACTCACGACCAAATTTCTTATCAAAGTGGACTTCTTTGATTTTAAAACCTAATTTGCGCATGTCTGAAAACCATTTGACAATATCGTCAAACAATACAGTTGATGTATTCGATAGTGTTGCCCAATCCTCTTCTTCCCATTCAAACAAAGGTATATTATCTTGTTCTGCTTTTTCGATTGCTTTCGCACGAGGGAAAAACGCATGCGTGATAACGATGTCAATATCTTTAGTAACTTTTTGACCGTCAATATTGTAAGTATAATTTTTTAACACTCCGTATAAAGCTGCGGCAGTTAAGTCATGTAACTTAGATAAGTCAGCACCGCCATACCAAATTATTGGTAGCTTAGCTAGTTCTTCTAGTTTCCAATTGAAGTTACTATCTGAATACTTAAATTCATCTATATCAAAATAAGCATTATCTGCAGTTGTGAATATGTTTAATGTTTTGTTTAAAAATTCGTTTTTAAGTTGAGGTTCGTTCATCGCCTGTCTTGCATCTGCGACTAATTCTTTTAAAGTGGTTGTGACATTTAAAGATGGTGTCACTGCTTCTAAAACTTGTGGGTCATCTGGGGTTGTTATATCGCTTGTTAGAGGATTTAAGATGTTGCCTTTTTTGTCTTGTTTGACATGACACATATAAATGAAATATGAATCGTAAGTATCATCTTTAATCTGACCTTTTAAAACTTTTTGTAGTGTCTGTATGCGTTGCGCTAAAAAACCGTTTGGAACATCGCCAGCGGTTGAGATGCCGATTAATAGCTTATTTCGATATGCTTTCATGGCATTCTTCATCAGTGTGTATTTTTTGGCACCTGCTCGCTTCCAACTGTGAAGTTCATCAAGAATTAAACAGTTACAGTTTAAAGAATCTAGCTTATCTTCTTGATTTGCTATTGCAAATATTTCAGATGAACCATCACCAAAATCAGCATAAATTGAGTGTTCTTGATTGTTGTCACGAATTCGCAACTTCTTCAAATCTTTCTTTAAATGTTCAATGTTCTTAACTATGTCACCAAAGCTTTCTTGTGTTTGCTTTAGACTATTTGCAACTATATAAGTCTTAGCACCAGATTTTCTATCAAGAACACCTTTTGCCCATGCTAAACTAGCTGCCCATAAGCTTTTACCTTGTTTGCGCGGGAGGAAGATTAATGACTCATTAAATCTTCTAATCTTAGAATCTTTTTCAAAGAACCCAAACAGATTCACTATGATAAATTTTTGAAACGGCATTAATTTTAACGGTGTGTGTGCTAAATCATTACCGTTTAAATCTTGACCTTGAACATGTGTGATTGTGCCTTCGATTAAGCCTATTATGAAGTCGAATTGTTCTTGTTTAAAATCCCATTTGTCAGACTTCAAATCATCTAAAAATCGTTGTGCTGATAAGATTTCATCTTCGTAAGCTATTCGCTTTTTGCTAACTAAATCTTCTGCATATTTAATTGCTACTTTAAAATTGTCGGAAGTGATATGAGAGATATTCATATCAATCAACTCCAGAACTATTTAGAAATTTTGCAAATGCTGAAGGTTCATTATCAGTTTTATTATCGCTATCTTTAAGCGATTTAGGATTAAGTAACAAACGATCTTCGTATGTCGTTAAGTCTTTCCGTAAGTTTTCCAGCGTTGCTACAATCGGACTTTTTTTTACACCACTTGCTCCTGTCGCAACTTCTACGACAAAATCAGATTGTTCGAATCGTCTATACAATAAATTGTATTGCCACACCGTTTCAGCATAGCGTGAAATTATAGGTGAAAACTGAACTTTGTAAGTACCCAACTCTTTCATGTTCTTAACAGTTCTGCGCTTAATAGTTTCGACAGTTGGTATGTTTTTCAAGTCAATTTTCACCTGCTTTCTTCAAAAATTTATTCTCATAGCCTGTACACTTGGAAATGATCCCCTTGCTCGGTCTCCCTTAATATACAATATATTATTTTCTAGTGGCGGGGATATTGTTGTCATATCAACCTTTTCGGCTATTCTGTATTATTAATTATATTTTTTCAATTATCATATATTATTTCATTTTAGAAATATATTGTATATTACTTTTGTTATACAAGATATTATATTGTATATTCTATATCTTGTCGACATACATCTGATACACATTCAGCTGCTTCATCTTCTCGACTACAATCTCATCGACACATTCGATATGCTCAGCGTAATAATCAACGAACTCACTTGCTCGTTTCTCTTGCCAATATAACCCCAGCTTCGTCACTGTGTCTGCAGTCCTATTATGCATCTTGTTATGATTACCATTGCATAAGCTAATCAAGTTCCAATCTTCAAAAGCCAATTCTGGATAATACTCTATCTCATATATGTGATGTACCATCTCTGCCGTTTTAGCTTTGCCATATCGTTTCGCTTCTCGACATTCGTATCCGTCTCTTCTCAACACTCTTCGTTGTTTAGTCTGCCATTTGTTCGATAGATAGAACTCTCTGTTATTCGTTAATCTCATATAATCATTATCCTTTGTATTAATACACTAATACAGTTTAAACGCAAAATAAAAAGAGTATGCAATCGCACACTCTCTAACAACACATCGCAAAGTTATCATCTATATTATATACTACGCTTATCATTAAAATTAAAATAAGAGCATGCTTCTGCACACTCTCACTATTAATATCGCACAACTATTATATCATGTGTTTGTTTAAATAGTCTACATACTTTAACAACATCTTAACTACAAACACAATCATTTTATTCATAACATTGTAACTTCTTCATATTCGCTATTATAAGCAATATCTTCTAATATTTTCAATCTCACTTCTTTTAACGCTTCAACTTTTAAACTAGCCTTTTTAATTGCTTCATCATCTTTCTTAATATCAAAAAACTTATTAGCTAGATACACTGCTGCTATTGCTGTATTAGTCTCTTTTATTTGTTCGTCTATATACTTTAAAGCTTCACGCATTACGCACACCTCAGCAAATCATTCAATTGATCTCTTTCTGCATAAACTGCGTTTATTAATTTATATGCTTGCTTTCGTCCGTCATTATTTCTAAAATTCATCAATGCTAATTCTTTTTCATAATCCCCAAAAGTTTCAAAGTATAAATATCTCAATTCATTATCCCATAAATTCAACAGCAACTTAAACAACTGCACTTCATTACTATTTTCTTGTTCAACATACTTAATAACTCTGTCAATCAATTCTAATTTGTCATTGATCTCTTTTTCTGCTTCAGTTACGACTTCATCAATATACAAATGTCTCTTCTTCTCAATCGCTCTAATTGTCCGATTAAAACGATTGTTAAAAGTCTGTTTTGTCAGTTCAAAATTCTTTCTCGTTGCTTTAGTCCCCAAAGTTAAAACTGACTTGCAAAACACTGCTTGCGACTTAGTAAAATGCTTTTCTAATATATCAATCGCATATGCTTTATTAACAGTCTCGTTATCTGTATACACATACCCATTTTCAACTGGATACTCGTCCCAGCATTCTATTTGATTCGCTTTGACATCATCAAACTCAACTTGTCTTTGTACCCACTCTTTCTTTTTGCCATATCGAAATTTGCCAGTTTCACTCACAAATTCATCACTTGTCATTGTATAAGCTTTTTGATAACAATACTTTTCAATTTTGTCATAGTCATCAGTTAAACTGTGATTGCGATTGTATATTTCTAAACTTTCCCATAAATTCGAGATTAGCGAATCTTTTGAAGGATTACTTTCAATTCCATTTGTTTTTGTCGCATACTTACCAAATTTTTTATTTAACTTTTTAGTATAAACATTTAACCATCTTGACTTTAGCAACTTTTCAATTATTTCATTTTTTAATTCTGTTTCTTTTTTCATTTTTTGCACTCTTTTCTGATTTATTAAAAGAATGCCCCTTATTTTTATTGTTATATGTTACATAAAAACATATGTAAATTTGTTTGACATCAAACTATATTCTTCAATTTCATTTATTCGTTTTACAAAACGATTAAGCTCGTTGTCTTCGTCATTAACATCTATCGCTTTATCATCATTTAACTGTTGTCTGATGTATCTGCATCTAAAAAATGGTAGTCCATTTTCAATTGTGTTTGCTTTACACTCTTCATTTTGATAATACAGCGCAACATGTTCAGTAAAATCTCGTCTAAATTTTACTGATTGTTTGTTAATTTTAAAACCGCTATAACTTCCCTTTTTAGTCATTTTTTCTCTGCTAAAATCTGTGTCTTTTGTGATATGTATTAACCACATTTTACTTGCTTTAAAAGCTACTATATCAACGCCCATGACCCAGTCCAAATATTTGTCTGCGATTACTTCATATCCCATTTTTTCTAATTGTGCCTGTGTTACTAATTCAATTATCGCTGCTTTATAAGCTCTATCCGCTCGCCACTTAATGCAACTATTTATAAAGTCATCGCCAACTTCAAACATAAAAGGATCATTAGTTTTTATTTTTTGTCTATACAACTTAATATATTCTTCAACATAAAAATCTTGATTTGGCACTTCGTTATATTTTTCTAGTAAATTATCGAACAAATACATTGCTTCAAAACATTTATACATATTTTCAATATTAGCTTTTGCACATGTTTTATTAACTGACCAACTTCCATCATTTTTAAATACTCGCTCTTTAATTTTTTCGTTTTTTACTAGTTCTATTGCTTGTTTTTGATACTCTTGCATTTTTGCACCTCTGCTATTTTTTTAAACAGAAGATGCCCCTTATTTTTTTTACTTCATTCTATTTTTAAGTTCGTCCATTTCGACTTTTAACTCATTTATTTGCTTTTGCATATTTTTAAATTGTTCATCTAATTGTTTGTCTTGTTGTTCGTCTGCCTCTTTTCGTTTTTTGATGTCTGCATCTAACTTAGCTTGTTCTGTTTTAACATATTTAAGTAATTCTTCTCTAGTCATTTTTTTATCTTCCTTCCATTTTTGCAAGCGTTGCTTTCATTCTCGCTTCTAAATCTTCTTTATTTTTTTCAACTTTAATTTCTTCATTTGCAACTTTTTTAAACTGTACAACTTTTGCGCTATCAACTAACTCAACTTTTTGTTCTTGTTTGTTAATCACATCGTCATATTCACTAGCAAAAAAGTCGCCGAAATCATCAAAGTTTTGTTTTTGCTCTATTTCTTTGTCTACCAATTCTTCATCTTCCTTTTCTATTTTTTGTTCTGTTTCTTCTATATTATTAACTTCTTCTTTAGTATCTTCTTTAGTACTTTCTACAATCGTCTCATCTTCATCAGATTGCGTTGTAGCGACCTTTTTAACACGCTTCATACTATTAAACGCCTCTTTATCTTCTTCGTTGTAATAGTATCTGTCGTCTTTTAATTCATCATTTTGTAAATATTCAGCATTTGCAACAATTGATTTGTACAAGCCTTCTTTTAGCTTTTCGTTTACATATGCGTTTAAACTGTTGTTGTATTCGTATCTGCTAATTACATATTTTGTACTGCTTTTTTCTGCATCTTTTAAAGCACCGTTCAACTTAACAATAGCAAATGATAAAGCTTTTACTTTTTGCAACTGTTGCAATGACTTCAAACCAATTGTGCGACTGCGTCCGTATTTGTTAGCAATTGTTGCAATGCATTCCCAGTTAATAAATCTGCTAATATCTGCTTTTGTGTCTTCTGCTTTAGCACGGAAGATGCGTTGATTGACAGATACATAAAATGCAATTGCTTGTATGCGATCAGAAATTTTAGGTATCTCTAGAGCGTTCATCAACTCTTTACAGACCAATGAAGCAAAGCCTGCATACTCGCCAGCTTCATCAACAACTTGTGAAAGATAGAATATTTCATTGTTGTTGTTTTCGTTACTATTATCGTTAAAGTCAATTTGATCATAGTTTGAAATATTAATTACATTTGCATCATGTAATTTTTTAATTGATGTTCTGATCTTTTTTGTGTAGTAAGTTTTGTTATCATAGTCAAGTCTTAATCTTGTGAAGATTTCATTTACTGTAAATGTAAATGTTTCTATTTCATCAACAACTTCATCTGTTGAAAAAGGTAAATTGTAAGTAGCTATCATTGCTGCTACCGCATAATCAAATTCTGTTGCATCTTGTAAATCGTAAATCTTATTTGTAATCGAGTAAAATGACTTCATGCTTGTTAATCTCCTATTTAATTTTATTTGTTTTGTAGTATTGTTTTATTTCTTTGTCTAATTGTTCGTCTCTAACATAAATAGCAAATTGATTATTAGAGCTTTGATTTGTTGCAACTGCTAAGCGTGTATAGCCTTTGTCTTTTAGCATTAGTGATAGTTTTTTGTCATAGCAATAAAAAGCTGTATATTGAATTGGTCTCATTTATAAAACTCCCTGCATATTTTTCAAACTTTTGTGTGAAGTTTTTGGTCTCTCATTATTATACATTCATTATAACATATATCTAAAAATTTGTCAATAGTTAATAAACCCTTGATAACACTGTGTTTTTCAATTTTTATTAAATAATTCAAAAAAGCAATTGACATACTATTTAATAAATTATTTACCCCTTCACTATTATTGCCAAAAAGTATGCCAGGGTGGAAATGATTTTGGTTACAGATGTGTTACAGATAAATTATTATTTAATGACAATTTAAGATGCTCGTAAACGAACTGCGTCAGCAGTGAAGTTAGAGTATTATACTCTCTTCTTTATTCTTATATTGTGTTTGTTTCTTATATGTCTTTGTTTCTTAGTGCACAAAAACGGGCTTATTTCTGTAAAATTACATATTTTTGAAATAAATAAATAGCTATACAGATAAAATTACATAATTATATATTAATAAAAATAGCTATACAGATAAAATTACAATATTCTATTTAATAAACTGACGCTTGTGACCTATTTGAGTAATATTTACTCAAAATGGATTTAAGTTCTCTGCGATATACCGCATCAATCTAATTAAAAAAATAGCTATATAGATAAAATTACAATATTTCTATGATGTATATCGCTTGACTATATATATTAACACATAAAAAAAGACCTCTAGCATTTCTGCTAAAAGCCTTAAAAAAACAGGGGTTCCTTCTTTGTATGTATCCATTATATCATATGTTTGTTGTTGTGTCAATAGTTGTTGCTGTCGATACCATTCTCTGCTAAAATCGCATCAAATTCATCTTTATCAATCTCAACTTCTTCTTCTGCATCTGCAAGCGTTAGTTGTTTTATTTTATTGTCTTCTATTATATAAACAAAACTATCTTCAAAATTTAAATCAGATGCTGTTACCGTTTGATCTAGCGTTAGTGATATGTCGTCTACTTTTAATACTTGTGCAAGTTTATCATGATCTTCTTCACTGTTAATCAAAATGCTGATCAAGTCTTCTTTAATGTCTCCTGTCGTATTTGCGTTTGTGTTTAGATACTTCTTTAACGCATCTAGTAAAGCTACTTCATCTTTTTCATTGTTAGAGATTAAAAATAGTTCTTGTCCAAAAATTGCGTTGTCGATTGATAAGTTATTAGTTGCTTTGATTATTTTAGTATATGTCATTTTAATATCTCCCTTTTTTTAATTGGCTAAGTGGTGACTTATTTCTAGTGTTTTTTATGATTTGATCTGTTTGCATACTGCGCAAATATATCTCTGTAACTCTAGTTGACGAGTGTCCTAGGATTCTTGAAGTCTGATATACATCAGTTTGCTGTAATAGCTTAATCGCTGCATAGTGTCTAAAATCATGAGGCGCACATCTTATTTCTTTTCTAATATTGCACCGTTTTCCCAATTTTTTAATTAATCCTTCAACTGCATTAACTGATAGCCTTGTACCGTCATAAGCGCCCAGCAACAAATAATCTGCATGTAGCTTATCTTTAAAATAAAGCTGTTTAATTCGCATATATTTAAAATACTGATTTATAACTGGCAAGGATGTATAAACTTGTCTTTCTTTGTTGTTCTTGCCTCTTTCAACGAATATTGAGTTTTCAGAAAAGTCATCATTTCGCAAGTGACACATCTCATCACATCTTAGACCAGTGTCAGCTAATAGCATAATAATAAATTTGTTGCGTTGTGATAAATACTTGCTAAACAGTGAATCTTTCTTACCAAATTTGCTTCTGTCACAAGCGTTAATCATTTGCAATACTTCATCATCGTTGAATGTTCTAATAATCGTTTTCTTTTGTCTAAAGAATTTAACTTTCAGCGCAACATTTTGAGATTGTTCTAAGTACTCTTCGTCTACACAAAATCTATAAAATGCTCTAATTGTTTTGATGTGTGTATTTAAATAACTCTCTGCTCTGCCTTTGTGCTTCAAGCTAAGCAAAAATGCTTTAATCTGATTTGCTGTAATGCTCTCTAATTCTATATAGTCTGACTTCTCTTCTAAATACTTTAGAAAGATATTAAAACACTTTCTATATCTTACTATTGTTTTGTTTTGTAATCCCGTTGCTTCACAGTTAAAATAAAATTCTTTTTCTAGCAATCTTAGCTCATTCAAAAAAACACCTCCCTTGATTTATTAGGTATACAAGAAAAGTGATAAACTATTTTTTTATTTTATGTTGGGATACCACACTAAATTCTAATTTTTATGGTTTAGATACCCCAAATTTGAACTTGTTAAACCCCTCAGAAACCTTGTCATATCAACTGTTTGAGATGCCAAGTGTCATTCTGGCATAACGACTCATACGATCTGGCGACCAAGCCGGATACCACACAAGTTTCACATCAGAACTTTTGACCTCTGGCACTTTTTTAAG